TCGTCGATCTTAATATCACTAGGCCGTAATAAATCCTTTTTATGTTTGCCTGATTTAGATCCAGATGACTTGGCCATATCAACATCCTTTGAAATAGTAGAACCACTATCTAGAGAGAAAAGAAGATAAAATTCCTTGTTTGTATTTTTAAATTTACCGGCCTGGTAGTAATGTTCTACGGTCTTCCACTTGTGGCCGTCAAGTTGAAATGGCGACTCATACTCATTGTCTAATTTTCGTCGCCACTCTGGTATTTGAGCCAGTACGGAAAAATCTTTAATCTTATCGGATGGTATTTTCTCTCCAGTACCTTTACCAGGTAAAGGTTTATTATTTGATTTTATATAATACTGAAACACAATATCATCAGTGTATAACTCATTGTCACTTTCTTTAATGACCTCTATGTCTAAATCGATCGGCTCGTCTATACCCAATTCCGTATTAAACAGTTTGAACTGCGGAATCAAACTATATGGACCGGACTGTCTTTCTAGACACTTATTTGTGATTAACAGTTTGATAGTGTACGGTATTTCTGTAAAATTAAATATGCGAGAATTTTTATAAGTAATTAGCTTATAATGACTACCTGTATAGTCAAGTAGAATATAATACTGAGGTTCAAATACACCATTGTCTTGTAATATATTATCATTTAATTGTCCACATTGTAATACATTTAATTTGTCTCCTTGTTCCCATGATTCACTAGAAAATATAACTAGTTTGATATTTAATACGCGTTCTAAAGTAGAAATTGCCCAGGTATCTCCCCAGAAATCACATGTTTTAACAACGCGTTTGAAATCATCAATCGTTTGTATGTTTTTCATAAATCTAAATTCATGTAATAAATCCTTGGTTACTTTGGATTCGAGTTTTAGAATTTTGTATTTATCTGCTACTATCTTGGCATTTTCTACTATTTTCTCCTGTTCGTTTCTGTCTTTAGAATTTCTTAGGCGATCTCTTAACTCATTTATATTTTTACTCATTTCTTTCATATTAATGTCGGATTCACGAATAACAGACATAAACATGTCGTATTGTTCTTTGTAGTTTTTAAATACTTCGTCGTCAATCTCCATTGACAATTTGCTTCGTATTTCCATTACACTCATATCCTTACCATCCCCTTTTAAAGCATCTCTAATTACCGAGAATAAACAGTCTCCACCACCTTCATTATCTATAAGCTTGTATTCGTTACTTTTTAAATATTTTTGTATCCAAGGATTGGTTTTCTCTTCCGTATATTCTCCTAGTTCTAATTCGACTTGTTTTTCATTCTGTTCTGGTAGAGATATATCTAATTCGTCTTGTATTTTCTCTCTATCATCATCCTCATCATCATCATCCTCATCACCATCAACCGCATCATCATCAACCGCATCACCATCAACGTCATCACCATCATCCGCATCACCATCAACCTCATCACCCTCAGCATCGTTTTTATCTTTCTTCTGATTCGGCTTATTGTATTCAGGACTAGTTGTAATATTTTTGGTCGTACTTTGTAATAACATGGGTGTGACAAACTTGTATAACAATGGTTGATCAACCTTATCTAGTTCAACATCCCCATCTTCATCTATTATATTTGGCAGTTGATTTGCCATAATTTCATATACGCCGATCTGTTTACTAACCTTGTCGTCTTTAACCAAATAGATTGGATAATATATAATATCATCGTCTATGAATGTGTACTTTGCTTGTCCTAAAGCAATAACAACAGTAACTCCTAAAACATAGACTTCATACATAGAAGCATCGTAATCTTTATCTTCACCATCTAACTTCTTTAGTTCCGGATAGTTAATTTTAGTATTTAAAATCGAATTCACCATTATAAAGTATTTAGATATAAATATTTACATGTTTACACATTTTTACAGATATACACGATAACTGATAGTATTATTACTTGTTGTAATGTAATAATCAAATGTCTATTATGGAAACACTACGAATTTCGTAAAAAAAGGATCATTTTGTAATTCGACAATATAGTGCCAGTATCGTCGTCGGTTATACACTTGGAACGAATTTTCTGGATTATTCTCATATTCAATAATTTGAACAATCAAATCGTCTTTTTTGAGTTTGTTTTTTTTAATATTATAGTAGCTGGATATGTGTAGTAACATTTTCATATTGTAATTTTCAGAATAGTCGATAATTTGCGCCGTAATTATATCATCGTCTAATATATCAGGTATTGGTGTAAATGATTTATCTTCTTCAACTATCTGGTAATATATTTCATTTTTCTCTACATTTGGGGTAACCATGGTGAAATAGTAATATTATAATAAAAAATATGTATATAATTTTTATTATATTTTTACGCGGATTTATCATTACATGACATCATTCAGGAAGATTATCCAATACAGGAGGATACTTATTTACATTTATCAAGCATATCCATATGCTTGAACTTTATTTTATGCGTAATGCCTTGTTGTTCTTGTAAATTAACATCTTTAACGCGTTTTATGTTTACATAGATATTCGCCCAGTTTTCATGAGAAGAGATGATTTTGAAATCAATATTGGTTAGTAGTATAAATAAATTTTCAGACAATTCTTCATTTTCCATCTTACATTTTTCATTACCCATACCAGACATGATGCGTCCTTGAACATTATTAATATTTTGTATTATACAGTCTAGATCGACAACTTTATTTTTGTATAAATTACACAAGAACAGACTCATTGATCTGCGTTTTTCGTTCAATATATTTATTTCGCAAAATTTATCATAGTTTTCATCAGGCAATACAAATTCCATATTTTCAAATAGCTTCATAAATTCTTTAATGTTATATTCGATAATAGACGACATGAAGTCATAATTGTTTTTCAATTCATTACACAATCTAGCATAAATACTACTGTTGAATTTGTTGTTAGTAGCCATATTAAATATAGCATACCCTATTAAATTCAATGAATCCTCATCATATTCATCAGTTTCTAATATACTCTGTAATGTTTCATTTATATTGACTATTAATTTATCATATGTTTTATCTGTCATTTTGTTGATTAATAGACGAAGGGTATCAATATCCTTTTGAATGCCCTCCTTTTTTACAATCTCGGTTTTCTTAAATGTTCTAATAGAATCCCAATCTTCACCATCATTGTTGTTATTATCATTTACGCGTCGTTTCTTTCTAGCAAATTGTTTATCGTTGTTATTTGTAAACGACGGTGTCTTAACATAAGTGGGTGAACATACCTGATCTGTAAGACTATTTATCAATGCTATCGTAACCTCTGGTAGTTGGAACGGATTTTTACATCCCCACCCAATGCCCTCAATATCCTTAATAGTATAGATACAGGTGTTCATTCTATTCTATTATAGTATATTGGTACTATATTTATAATTCTATATCAATTTTTTTAATATTAATTATACGAATATACTTAAATAATAAGTATGTATTTATCATATGGATAATACAAGTACACTTATAGATAAAACGACAGATATAAATCATGTGGATGAAATTAGTAATTGGCATGATTTAAATATGAAAGAAAATCTTTTACGAGGTATTTTCAGTTATGGGTTTGAGACGCCTAGTCCAATTCAAAAGCGTGCCATTAAGCCAATGATTAGTGGTAGGGATATTATTGCCCAAGCTCAGTCAGGTACAGGTAAAACCGGGGCATTTACAGTATCTGCGATTGAGTTGGTAGATGTGACTCTAAAGGAAATTCAAGTGCTGATAATGGCTCCTACTCGCGAGCTGGCTACACAAATCATTGGAGTATTAGATAATCTGGCCACTTTTATAGACGGTTTTAATAGCAAACTATTGATTGGAGGGACATCTATGGATAAAGATATTAAGGATATTGAAGAGAGACCGCATATAATAGTAGGTACACCTGGGCGTGTATATGATATGATTCGTAGGAAAAAAATAAACGCCAAGACATTAAAGTTGTTAATATTGGATGAAGCGGACGAGATGTTGTCATCCGGTTTTAAAGAACAAATCTATAATATATTCCAGTTTTTAGGAACCGATGTTCAAGTAGCCTTGTTTAGTGCTACTTTGCCTCTTGAAATTCAGAGTTTAACTGAAAAGTTTATGAGAGATCCAGTAAAAGTGCTGGTGAAAACAGAGAGTATTACATTAGAGGGTATTAAGCAATATTATGTAGCACTTGAAGATGATAACCAAAAGTTTGATACACTAAAGGACATATTTCATACAATATCATTGAGTCAATGTATTATATACTGTAATAGCATTAAGCGTGTAAACGATTTATCGGAAGCACTACTTAAGGATGGGTTTCCAGTATGTTGTATACATAGTGGTATGGATAAAGATGGTAGAACAAAAGCTTATAAAGATTTTACATCTGGATCTGCGAGAGTATTGGTTTCATCTAATTTAACCGCCAGAGGTTTAGATGTTCAACAAGTGAGTACGGTTATAAATTTCGATCTGCCCAAAGATATTCATAATTACATACATAGAATTGGTAGATCTGGAAGATGGGGGCGAAAAGGCATGGGAATTAATTTTATTACGAGGCGTGATCTTCAAAAAATAAAGGAAATAGAACAGTATTATAATACGCAAATCGAAGAGATGCCTGCTCAATTTTCAGTTGTATAATAAGCGAATCACATTATTACTACATTGTTACTTTCCGTTAGAATATGGTTTTCGTCTAATTCGTAAATAATAACTTTATTAATTAAAATTATTATTTAAATGACTATATCTGAGCTTGTATTTGAACCAGCATCCAATATAGAATTCAAATCTTTACCAGAATCAGACTCCTTACCTGAACCAAAACCAGCCCCAGAACCAGAGCCAGAACAAGAACCACAACCACAACCAAAACCAGAACCAGACCCAGAACCAGCCCCAGAACAAGAACCACAACCCGAGTCCTTACCCGAACCAGCATTTAAATTACCAATTTTTTATTTAAAATCCAAAGAAAAAATAGATAAAAACATTATAGATGATTTAGAATTGTTAAAAATAAATGATACAACAGAAGAAAGGGAACCCTTATTACATACCATATTTGCTCCCAATAGTAAAATTGGTAAACTAAATATAAATAAACAAATGGAGTATTTTACAACAGACAAAAAATATTTAAAACAGACCCAAAGTATAATAAAAACATGGAAAGACGATATGACCAATAACGAAACCAAACCAGTATACGATGATTTTTACGATCTATGGGTTTCTTTAAAACAAGATACAACCTTTATAGATAGATATTATTACGTGGATGTAGAATATTTTAAATTTTTAAACAATTCATCTTCGTTTTTACAGATATTAAGTATTTATAATTTAATTAGTCCTATTCTAAGTCTAATCTTGCCTATAATTTTACTATTGGTGCCTTTTTTTATGTTAAAATTCAATGGTATACCTATTACGATAACTAGCTATTATGAGGTTCTGACAAAAATATTTTCAAAACATGCCCTAGGAAATATGTTTAATATTATGTCGGACATTTCAATAGAGCAACGAGTATACGCTATTGTATCAGTGTTATTCTACTTTTTTTCTATATACCAAAACACTCTTGTGTGTTATCGATTTTACAAAAATTTTAAGTCTATCCACGACAATCTGTTCCTAACAAGAGAATATTTGAAAACCACCATAAAAAATATGGATCGGATAGAAGAATATGTGGGATCACACAGCACATATGTCAAATTTATACAAGACATTAAGATAAATCGTGACAAATGTATCATGCTATTTAACAGTCTAGATAAGATACTACCATTCAAAATGAACACACTCAATCGAAAAATAAGTGAAATCGGATATATAATGAAATGCTTTTATGAATTTAGATGTAGTGTAGATGTAAATGATATAATAGAATATACTTTAGGTTTCAATTCTTATATGGAACATATGAACAGTGTATGTAGACTTGGTAGAGAGAAATTAATAAACAAATGTTCATTTGGAACCAAAACTAAATTAAAAGACGCATTCTATCCCTATTTGTCGAATAATAGTCTTCCAGTTAAAAACCATATATCATTAGATAAAAATATGATCGTAACTGGGCCCAATGCATCTGGTAAGACAACCATATTAAAAACTGTAATATTAAACTTGATTTTCTCTCAATCGTATGGTTACGGGTTTTATTCCAAAGCATCCGTGGTATTATATGATAAGATTCATTGTTATTTAAATATCCCAGATACATCTGGTAGAGACAGTCTGTTTCAAGCCGAAGCTAGACGGTGTAAAGATATAATTGATAGTTTAGAAGACAATTCAAAACACTTTTGTATATTTGACGAACTATTTTCAGGGACGAATCCGAATGAAGCTTGTGCCAGTTCATATGGATTTATAAAGTACTTGATAAATCGAAAAAATATGGATTTTATCTTGACGACTCATTTGTTGGATTTATGTAATTTATTAAATAATGTCGTCAATAATGGTCATATGGTTGTGAATCGAACAGATAATTTTAATTTCAGTTATACATACAAAATAAAATCTGGAATATCGACAGTCAAGGGTGGATTAAAGGTACTATTCGACTTGAAATATCCTGATTCAATATTACATTTATCAAATGAAATCATTCAAACCATGTAAAATATAGTATGTAACTCACCAACAACTGTGTCGGTCATTTTCTTTACAGGTGGGCGGTGTAATATGACAATGAAAAATGAAGAAGGAAGAAGGAAGAATGAAGAATGAAGAATGAAGAATGAAGAATGAAGAAGGAAGAATGAAGAATGAAGAATGAAGAATGAATACGTTTATTTTCGTGTTTATTTATATTTCAATTAATTAATAATGCTTGATATTTTAACAAACCCGATTACCTTATTATGTTTAGGAATTGTATTTTTATTAATTTCATTATTGTTTTTTTATTTCAAGAGAACAATTAGTGTGTTAGAAAAGGCACAAATGGAACAAGCACATATATTACAATCATTTATATCTAATATGGAAATGTCGCGTGCTATACCGTATAACAATATAAATCATAATGGACTACTACCATTTAATAAACAGAATAAGAAGGTCAGCACTACTGATGATAACAAAAATAATATAGATATTGTAAATAACGATGATTTAATAACTGTATCTGATGACGGATATAAAGATATAAGATCAAAATCTGTCAATTATGACAATCTGGTTATTGGAATGGGTATGGTAGATAATAAAATTAATCGCGACGAGGATAGTGATGACGAGGATAGTAACCACGAGGATAGTAACCACGAGGATAGCGATGACGAGGATAGTGATGACGAGGATAGTGATGACGAGGATAGTGTTAATGTGGATAGTGTTAATGTGGATATTAATGAGGTCAATATTGTAGACGAATATAAGAAAAATGACAACAAAATAGAGGACATCGCAAATCTAAACACACCTGTTGAAAATATTAAGGTAATTCAGTTAGTGGACGAGGAATTATTAGATATAAAGGATTATATACAATCAAATAACAAAAGTTTAGAAGAATTCGACCATAATTTTCATTCTATTTTAGACACCGGTTCTGTATCTGGTTCAGATTCAGATTCAGATTCAGACTCACAATACGATTCAGACTCGGATGGAGTGATAGAGTTACCCATGAATAGAGTTACTCCGGGATTGGATAATAAGATGGAAACTAGCACAATAATTAAAAAGAATGTAATCCATTCTTTAGAAAAAGATACAAATAAACATATGTTCCATACTAATACGAATACTGACTCACCCAGTTTAGATATAAAGTCGTTAAATGTACAATCATTAAGGCAACTTGCCGAAAACAAACAATTAGTCCAATCAGGAGAAAAAAAATCAAAGAAAGAACTAATAAAATTACTGGAAAGTCATAAGCAATAAATACATTTTCTCTATAAGTATATATACAATGAGTTGGGGTACATGTTATGCTGGATCTAATAATATTCATTTCGATTTTCCACCTATAATGATGGACGGTAGAAATTATGCCAAGTGGCAACCAGGTTCTGTTATTAACCAAGAGATAAGAAAGCAAAATGATATTAAGAGTAACTGGCAGTATAGACAGTATCTGACGAAGAATGCCGACGATATCATTAAATCTAATCAGCTAGAAGCATGTGATAATTGTTGTTATTGTCCTTCCATAAGAAGTGGAGAGGCAGTACCAAATACTCCTTTTTTATACAAGTCGTGTATGGAAAAGTCGCAACCATACGGATATGAGGACAGTGATTTAAAAAATATGTATTTATCTAGACAACAACTTGAAAGTAGGATGATTGCTCCTATTCTTACACAAGAACAATATATGATACAAAAGTATCCAAACCCGAATTAGAAAGATGACAACTATTCAACCATTTAACTTTTTCATTCTTTACACTTTAGAAATCACAATTTTTCATTTTTTATTTATTACTTATTTTAGTAAATAAAAGAATATACATATAATCTCCAAAGGTGTATATGAAAGTTTTAAGTATAGATGTCGGTATAAAGAATTTGGCGCTATGTTTGTTCAATATAACATCTGATACATGCTATTCAATAGATACATGGTGTGTGAGTAATTTATGTTGTGAAAACAAAATCAGTTGTAGTATATGCGAAAAATCCGCAAAATACACATACAATAATGTTTATTATTGTAAAAAACATGTAAAGAATTCGGGTCTTGATATTATTCCAGTCGAATTAGAAATTAATAAACTCAAGAAGAATAAGATAGCAGATTTGAAAACAATATTAAACAACCACAAAATTCAATTTGATAATACAAAAAGTAAAATACTAATCATAGAGGAGATACAACATTCAACTGAGACTGAATTTGCCATACCATTTAATAATACTATAAAAACAACCGATTTAAGTCTAATAGATATTGGTATCAACCTAAAAAACGAAATGGATAAATTATTTAAAAATATAATTATAGATACTATCATTATTGAAAACCAAATCAGTCCAATAGCGAATCGCATGAAAACATTACAGGGTATGATCGCACAGTATTTTATTATGAATAATGTAACAGATATTCATTTTATTTCAGCTGCGAACAAACTAAAAGACTTTTTAGTATGTAAACAAACTACTTATTCCGAAAGAAAGAAGAAAGGTATCGATGTTTGTGAAGAAATACTAATAAATAATCATTTATTAGCTGACAATTTAAATACATTTATAACAAGTAAGAAGAAGGACGATTTGGCCGATTGTTTCTTACAAGGTCTGTGGTTTTTAAAAGAAAAACTCCATATCAATTTGTAGACGACAATATACTGATATTTTACTGTAAGATAATGTAATGTAAGGTAAGGTAATATAAGGTAATATAAGGTAATATAAGGTAATATAAGGTAATATAATGTAACAAGATGATATACCACAATATATTACACCATTCTTATTTAAATATTTAGTGGGTTTGATTTAAAATTAAATGTTCTTAATAAAACATAATGACAGGACCAGAAATAATCGATATCAATTCATTGGGGACCAGAAGCACAATCAATATAGACAATTCATTAGATGACATTGAAGATTTTAATATAGGTAGGGGAGGCGGAAGATCATCTAGTTTAGGGGCAGGTATTGAGCTATTAATGAACGATCGAAAAAAATCAAGCAATGGAAACGGTTTATCATCGGAGATTGATTTACACGATTTAGATAATCTAGAGGATGAGCTGAATGAAGTTTCTACACCAAAGAGAAGCATGAAATCAACGCGATCCGACATTTTTTCTGGTTCATTTAAATTGAACAAAGATGTAGACGGGGGTGATACCGCAGATGAGGCAGATGATAAAGATACCAATATCCGTTTAGAGCCAATGAATCTAGGAAAATCCACTAAAAATCAGTTAGATGATGATAAAAAAACATGGGATGGGTATGGTAAATTCAACAATATCCCTATTAATCCAGACATTGTAAAAACATCAACCGAACCTCAAATGACAAAGGAGGATCTTCTCAAGGAAAAATTTACCTATCTTCAAAAACTAGAGGGTCTTGAAAATAAGGGTGTAAAACTCACTAAAAAATATGACATGGAGTCTAATTTGTTGGAAATGCGCGGTGAATATGAAACAGTTGTTGCTGAAAAAGAAAGGAAGAATTCAGTCAAGTTTCAAGGTAAAATGATGATGGCGTGTATTACCGGGCTGGAGTTTTTAAACAATAAATTTGATCCATTTGATGTGAGATTGGATGGATGGTCTGAGCAAATCAATGAGAATATTGATGACTATGATGAAATTTTTGCTGAACTACATGAAAAGTATAAATCAAAGGCAACTATGGCTCCTGAATTAAAATTATTATTCCAATTGGGTGGAAGTGCCCTAATGGTTCATATGACAAACAGTATGTTCAAGTCAGCCATGCCTGGAATGGATGACATTATGCGTCAAAACCCAGAATTAATGCAACAATTTACTAGTGCTGCGGTTAATTCAATGGGAGCAACAAATCCGGGTCTAGGTGGTTTTATGAATTCAATGATGAACGATAATCAACGATCTAGCCAACATTCACAATCATCGGCACCGGCTTCTTCAAATCGTCCACCACAAATGAATCCACAATTCACAGGACGAACTAATGGACCTCCTCCTGTCCCAATTGCGACACAAGGCCCCCAATCCGTGCCGCCCCCGGTTAGACCAGGATATGTTCCATTATCCAATCGACCAGATATTAACGCCAGTCGTGAAATTCCATCCTCGGAAAAATCGAGACGTCCTGAAATGAAGGGTCCTACAGATATATCTAGTTTATTATCCGGATTAAAAGTTAAAAAGACTGAAGTGAACATTCAACAAGATCGTGATGAAAAAGGAAGTACGATCAGTATAAGCGAATTGAAAGAACTACAAAACGACAATATTCCATTGAAATCAAAAAGACGAAAATCAGAACGCAATACTATCAGTCTTGATATTTAGAGAGACAACTAATATTCCAAATTTATTTGTGATGTGAATATGATAAGAATTTATAAAGTATAACGAATACTTTATAAATGATTCGTTAAACGGTTTAATAACTAAATCATCGTTGGTGTAAACAAAGAGGTAGGTGATTACTACGATTACTACGATTACTATACACTAAACCTATAACAATAACATGTGATATTATAAAATACAATAAGGTGTAATAAGAAAACAAGACTAATATGATGTTAAAATTATTTCGCTTATATATATATATATATGTCATCCGACATACATGTTGAGGAGGTACCAATTCCTTCATTCGGACATTTAGATATAAATATAAGTCGCACGTATACAAATATTTTATTCATAGATGATCAAG